GTCGCGTTCGCGACGTCGGGGACCGAGCGGAAGATGAAGCGGACGTACTGCAAGCCTGTCGAGAGCCTTCACGGGAGCGCCCGGATCCCGCTGCCCGGCGAATACAAGAGCCGGCCGGAGCGCATCGAGATCGACGGCGAGCCCGAACACTTCTTCGAGGCCTCCTCCCCGAGAGACGCCGGCGAGCTCGAGGGCGTCCACGGCGCCTATACGCTCTCGATCATCGAGGAGGCCGACAAGTCCGCCGTCGACGGGGACGTCATCGAGGCGATGCGGTCGCTCGCGACGGACAACCGCGACCGCCTCATCCTCATCGCGAACCCGCCGAAGGACGAGACGAACTCGATCTACCCGCTGATGGACGACCATCCGAACTGGGAGGTCCTCCGGTTCTCGACGTTCGACGCGCACAACGTCCAGGTCGAGCTCGGGAACATCGACGCCGAGAAGATCGACGGCATCGCGGGGATCAGCAAGCTGCGCGACGACTGGGTCGAGCACAACGGCAGCGACTGGCCGGGGATCCGGACGGCGCTGCGCGTCTCGGCGCCGAAGCTCTCGCCCGACGGCGACCTCGTCTTCGAGCGCGACGACGATCTCCCGGACAACCCCGACTTCCGGAAGGATCTCTCGCAGCGCTGGTACCGGCGCCGCGCCGGGATCATGCCGCCGGAGGGCGCGGCCGCCCACCGGCCGATCGAGACGTCGGCGGTCAAGGCGGCCTGGTCGCGCTCGCGGCCGGCCACCGTTCGGGAGACGCCGCGGGCGGTCGGGATCGACGTCGCCCGGTCGAGCGACAAGACGGTGATGATCGGCGAGCACAACTGGGAGCTGCGCGTCCACTACTCGGAGCGCGGGACCAACCACGAGTCCCAGAAGCAGGACGTCGTCGCAGGGACGTCGACGACGCCGGGACTGAAGGACTGGCCGGCGCCGGAGGTCGCGGTCGACAAGGGGTACGCTCCCGGCTTCCACGACTACGTCGCCGATCGCGTGCCGAACGTGTGGGACTTCCAGAACGGGACGAAGCCGGTCGAGCTGACGCGCTGGTACGACAAGTGGGCCGAGGCACTCTACCACTTCGGAGAGTGGCTCGAGGACGGCGGCGTGATCAACGACCAGGACCTCCGCGAGGAGGCGGTCGTCGCCTCGCGGGTCGTCGAGTTTTCCAAGCGGACGCTGGACTCCCGTGGTCAGGACGGGGCCGAGGTGTACGAGGCCACCTCGAAGGACGAGATCAAGGACGAGCTCGGTCGCTCGCCCGACCACCTCGACGCGGCGCTGATGGCGATCTGGCGGCTTCGGACTGAACCGGAAGCCGAGGAAGAGGACTCGACCTGGTACGACCCCTTCGAGTGATACTTATGAGTGCTGACAACAACGACGACGAGAACGACAGCAGCGGGGTGCTCTCACCCCGCGTGAACGACTCGCCGCCAGTCCATCGGCTCAACGTCGGCGCCGGCCTGGTGCCCGAGACGAAGCGCCACGAGCTGGGGAGTGTCGGCGACCTCCGGGAGTCCCTCTGGATGTCGACCTACGGGGGCGACCGGAACCTCTTCGACGCCCTCGGCTACGTGAAGGAACCCCGGTACGAGCACTTCCGGGCCCGCTACGAGCGCACCGACACGGCGCCGGCGCTCGTCGACAAGCTCCCCCAGAAGGCCTGGGCGAAGCCGGAGATCATCGACACTGGCGCCGGCGAGGAGACCAGCGACTTCGAGGACGTCGTCGAGAGTTTCCTCTCCGGCGAGTACACCCCCGAGGACCCGATCGAGGTCTTCGAGCGGGCGTCCCGGATGGAGCGCCTCGGCGAGTTCTCGCTCATCTTCCTCGGGATCGCCGACGACGCCGTCGCCGAAGGCGGCGCCGACGACCTCGAGGAGGAGGTCGACGCCGACTCCCTCGAGGAGATGGACCCCGACGACGCGCTGCGGTACCTCACACCGTACGACCAGGGCCGCGTCGACCCCGACGAGATCGACTGGGTCGACGACGACCCGACGGACCCGCGCTTCGGGAAGCCGCGGAGCTACCAGGTCGACCTCGGGGACAACCGGCCGACGGTCCAGGTCCACCACTCCCGCGTCATCCACGTCGTCGGCAACGTGTTCGACGACGAGCTGAAGTCGGACTCGGTGCTGAAGCAGTCGCTCAACCGCATCGACGACATCGAGAAGATCCTCGGCGCCTCCGCCGAGGGCTACTGGCGGAGCGCGTACCAGGGCCTCGTCATCTCGCCGCCCGAGCGCAACGGCCAGCAGGCCGAGTTCAAGGACGACGGCGAGGGCCTCCACAAGCAGATCCGCCGGTACATCCAGAACATGTCCCGGGAGATCTTCACCGGGGCCGATATCGACACGATCGAGAGCTCGACCGAGGATCCGACCGGTCACCTCGAGGGCCAGTACCGCGACATCTCCGCCGGCCACGACATCCCCCAGTCCATCCTGATGGGGAACGAGACCGGCGAGCGGGCGACGTCCGAGGACCGAGCGATGTGGCACGAGCGCGCCGCCGAGTTCCGCCGCGAGTACTGCGCGCCCGTCGAGCTCCGACCGACCCTCGACCGACTCATCAACCTGAACGTCTTCCCCGAACCGGAGGGCGAGTACCGCGTCGAGTGGCCGGCCCTCGAGGAGCAGTCCGAACAGGACCAGGCCGACGTGGCGCAGACGCTCGCGAACGCCGTCAACACCGGCACCGGCGGCAACCCGCTTCAGGCGATGACCGTCGAGGAGTTCCGGCAGAAGATCCTCGGCTGGAAACCCCAGCGCGGCGCCGAGGCCGACGACGCCGTCGACGGGATGGAGCCCGCGGACGCCAGCGACCTCGACGTCGACGAGGAGAACGAGCGCGTCCAGGAGCAGTTTCAGCAGCTCGCGAACCGCGAGAACGCCGAGTACGCGCCGTCGACGTTCGCGACCGACGGCGACCCCGGCGAGTTCGAGGACTTCCAGAAGTTCCTCGACGGACTCGTCGAGGCCGGCGCCGATGTCTGGCAGATACGGAACGGCGAACTCCGCGTCTGGCCAGACGACTGGAACGACTTCGCACTCCACGACCCCGTCATCAACGTGATGGGGATCTCCGACCAGGAGGCCCTCGATATCTACGAGGAGCACGACGTCCAGTTCCTCTTCACGCCCGACCCCGAGCCCGAGGACGACGTCGACGAAGCCACGCGGCGGAACGCGAACCGCTACAGCCAGGGCGACCCGGTCAGCACGCCCCAGGGCGTCGGCGTGGTCATCGAGGTGATGACGAGCCCGGACGAAGAGGCGGAGATCGAGGCCACGGAGTCAAGCCCGACGTACGCGGTCACCGTCGAGGATGGCCGCGTCGGCGTCGAGTTCTACAAGGCCAGCGAGATCCACTCGACCGAGCTGAACACGCCCGTCGACAACCCGGCTGCGGACATCCAGGAGGAGGCGACGCGCTCGAACAGCATCGAGGAGTACATCCAGCGGGCGATCGCCCGGTTCCGCGGCAACGCCGACGGCCGGTTCTCCTGGCCCGACGCCTGGCAGGAGGCCGACGCGCCGGCGCGGCTGATCGCCCTCGACGCCTGGAGCTCGATGGGCGGCGACGTCGAGAGCTGCATCAGCGAGATGCGCGGCAACATCGCCGACCCGGGCCGGTTCTGCGCCGACTTCGCTGACCGACTCTACGGCACGGACTACTGGCGCGGCGACTCCTGGGCACCGGAGGACTGACTACGATGAGCTCGACGCACTCCTGCTCCAGTCACCGCCACAACCTACGGCGAGAGGAGTCGCCGGCCCAGACGGAGAGCCTCCAGGAGGCCTACCGAAAGGAACTCGCCCGACGCCTCGACCGACTCCGTGGCGTGCTCCGGACGACCATCAGCGAGAACGATGCCCTCGAGATCGGCGACCCGGAGCGCCGCAACGTCGACGAGCCGGACTCGGGCCCGAACATCGACCCGCGTGACGGGTTCGAGTTCACGACGGCCGTCGGCAAGCAGGCGGCGTTCAACGAACAGCTGAACGAGTGGCTCGACGAGGGCGTCCTCGAGAAGACGGGCGAGGACCTCGTCCAGCAGGGCGAGCACTACACGAGCATCTACGCCGAGGCCGCCTACGAGAACGGCGTCGACTTCGGCACCGAGGAGATGCTCAACGCTGACGTCGAGGTCTCCGAGGAGGACGTCGAGGCGCTGATGGGGCGGCCGATCCACCAGGACACCCTCGAGGAGATCTACACGCGGAACTACCAGGGCCTCCAGGACATCACGGAGGACATCGACCGGTCGCTCTCCCGCCTTCTCTCGGAGGGGCTCGCGAACGGCTGGAACCCGCGGAAGACCGCCGACCGCGTCACGGCGGAGGTCCGCGATATCCAGCACTCGCGAGCTCGGGCGCTGGCCCGGACCGAGACGATGCACGCCCACAACACGGGCGCGCTCTCGCGCTACGAGGGCTCGGGCGTCACCGAGGTGGAGATCCTCACCCACCAGCCGTGTGAGCTCTGCCAGCGGATCGAGGCCCGCGGCCCCTACGCGGTGAGCGAGGCTCACGGCCTCATTCCTGCTCACCCGAACTGCGTCTGTACGGTGGTTCCTGCAGTGTAGGCCGTAGACCGATGACCCCGACGCGGATGGGCGAGGTCTGACTGGTACACGAGTCTCAACATGGCAGACGAAACAGGACTCGACGTCCCCGATGGGTGGTTCGCGCGGAGCCGACTCGGCTCTGCAGTGAACTCGCTCCTCGGGAACGTCGGCCTAAACGGGAGGACGTATCCGCCTCAGGATGCAGCTCCGTCGAATCCTGAGGAGGGAGATACCTACCTGGCGGACGGCACGAATTGGGACCCGGCTGGAACTGGCAACGCTGCACTCGTGCAGTACGCCGGTGGCGGCTGGCGAGTTATCTTCGAGCACACCGCGGCTGGCGGCCTGTAACGCCGCCTGAAACATGCACAGAACGAATAGTGCTGCTGGAGCAAGCAACGCCAGCGGCGGCTTTCGGAAAGTAGTCGAAGACGGGGTCGAGTACCTCGTCGCCGACGTCGTCGCCCAGCGCGAGGGCGTCTACTACTACCCGGCAGTCGGTGGCGGCATCCGTCGTGAGTTCGCTCCTGCCGAGGAACTCGAGGCGTCGATCGAGGGCGTCGACCGCGTCCCGATCGTCGTCTCGCACCCGGAAGGCCCCAACGGCGACCCCACGATGCTCCACGACACCCGGTCCGTCGGATCGGTCGTCGGGGAGTGGCGCGACCTCCGGACGACGGAGGACGGCCAGGGGATCGCCGGCGCGACCTGGATTCGAGCCAACGAGGTCGGCGAACACGACGGCGCTCTCCGGAGCTACGTCAACGCCGTTCGCCGCCGCGGGCTCGGCGAGGTCTCGACGGGATACGACATCGATCACGCCGAACCGGCCTCGGGGTACCACAACGGCCAGCAGTACGAGTACATCCAGCGCGGCATCCAGCTCGATCACCTTGCCCTCCTCCCCGAGGAGCAGGGTGACTGCTCGGTCGCCGACGGCTGCGGCGTCGGTCGAGCGAACGAGAGCAACGGTACAGAAATCCGAACGAACCACCATCGCCCCATGGCGGGCGGCGGTGGCGAGTCCGATGACGCCGGCACGACACCCACCCCTGGCGGGGTGACGGCAGAGGACCTTGACAACCTACCTATGCGGTTCAACGAAGACATCCCCTACGAGGTGACGAGCCTCGATCCCGAGGATGTTGACTCCTACACCGACGAGGAGTGGGACGGGAGCCAGGTGTTCGCCGACGCGCCGAATCCATCCGAGGATGATGACGCGGCCGAGTACCTGGACCAGATCTGTCTCGTCAGCCCGACCGACGGGCGTGACTCCAAGAGCAACTGGAAACTCCCCATCCGGTCGTCGCCAGACGCCCCGGTAAATACCCGGGGCGTCTCGGCGGTGATCTCTGCCATCAACGGCGCCCGCGGCGGCGTCGAGGGCGTCTCCACGGACGTCCTCCAGGACGCCTACGACCGCGCGGTCGCCTTCCTCGTCGATGCACCCGACGACGTCTACGCCTCCATCGAGGAGCGCGATGACGCGCCGGGCTTCGAGGGGCGCGCGAACTTCCTGACGCAGCTCGGGAGGCGAGCAGCCGCACTCCTCGGGATCGGCGACGACGCATCGCTTCCAACGACACCGGCGGAATCCGGTGCCGGAACCCCCCGCTCGAACGCGGCCGGCGGCGACGCCGGCGTCGGCGACCTTTCCGATCAGCAGAAGATCGACGAGCTGGTCGACGGCTACGGGTTCACCCGCGAGAACATCGCCCCGCTCGAGGGGACGACCTGCCTCCAGCGAATCCACGAGGCGGTCGTCGACGAAGAGGGCACCCAGACTGAAACCATGGGAGACAACGGTTCTGACAACGGCAACGGTAGCGGCTCTGGGGACGGGGACGGCCCGTTCTCGGAGGAGCAGGAGGAACAGATTCGCGACGTCGTCAGTGACGTCGTCAGCGACGAGGTCTCCGACGCGATCGACGTCGAGGAGGCCGTCGGTGACTCCCTCGAGGACACCATCGAGTCCAAGCTCGACGAGAAGGTCGAGGACCTGGACGTCGAGTCCGGGTCAGTCTCGATGGACGACATCGACACCGACGAGCTCGTCGACGAACTCACCGGCCAGGTCGAGGAGGCGCGGGCGAACGAGCGCCAGATCGAGCTGGTCGCGAACAGCGACGAGGTCCCGCTCGAGCGCGATCAGCTCGAACGGATGAACGAGGACGTCGTCGCCGACATCGCCGACGACATCGACGACGGCGCCGACGACGACCAGGACCGCGCGAACTACGCGGGGCGGCCGACCGGCGGCTCGTTCGACGCCTCGGAGTTCGACAGCGAAGACGGCCCCGACGTCCCCGTCGCGGGTGGGGGCCTCACTGGCGGCTCCGACGAAGGTGATGACTGATGGCTGACACCAACAACGTCGTTCGGTACGGCTGGGAGAACCTCTCCCAGGAAGAGGGACAGACCGACGGCACCGTCGCAGCGGGCCACCTCCTCGAGGACGGCGCGAACGGCTTCGCGCCCCACTCGGCGGCCGGTGGCGTGCTCGACCGCGTGCTGTTCGCGAAGGACATGCGCGGCCGAGGCTACGAGGCCGGCGACGAGTACCCCGACGGCGAGTGGATCTCGTCCGTCGTCGCGAACGCCGGCGTCGGGATCACCGCGATCCTCGCTGCGGGGACCGACCTCGCGACCGCCGCGAACGCGAACATCTCCGAGGGTGACCGCCTGGTCTCCGCCGGCGACGGCACCCTCCGGAAGTTCGACGCCGACGGCGACGCCGCCGTCGTCGCAGTTGCAGAAGAGGACGTCGACAACTCCGGCGCGGCAGCCGGTGAAACTGCCCTTCTCGAAATCGAGGTGACCCGCTGATGTCTGATGAGATTCCTGGACTTCAGGTCCGTCGCAACCGTGACGTCATCGAATCGATGCCTCGGCTGGCGTTCCAGCAGCTGCTGGACGCCCAGCAGGGCCGAGCGAACACCCGGCAGGCCATCTGCCAGCAGCACCAGCAGGCCGTCCAGGCGGGCCGCATGAACGCGGCGCTGCCCCCGGACGCCTGGGAGTCGATGGACACCGCGGTCTACCAGGCGGCCGAGGACACCCTGACCATCGTTCAGGACCTCCTCAACGCCGGCCTCGAGTACTCCGTCGACATCCGCGCGAAGTACGACACCTGGGGCATCATCGACGACACGGGATCGGCCCGCGTCGGCATGACGCCCGAGGCCCAGACCGCGGAGTCCGACATCGAGAGCGGCGAGGACGGCTCGCCGGTCCCGATCATCGACGACGGCTTCTCCATCGGCTTCCGCGAGGAGCCCGTCAGCAGCGACCGGCTCCCCGAGTCCTCGTACGACACGACGAAGGCGACCGTCTCCTCGCGGCACGTCTCCGAGGCCGTCGAGGCGATGTTCGTCAACGCGGACCCGATCCAGGTCACCGGCGTCAACGGCGAGGGGTACACCCTCTACGGGATGACCGATCACCCGGACACGGCGACCGGCAACACGAGCGCCGACTGGACGGCCGACGACACGGTCATCCGAGACGACGTCCGTGCGATGCGGTCGGTGCTGAAGAACACGCGGAACTACTCGCCGGGCAGCACGGGCTTCTGGCTCTACCTCGGCACCGAGTACTACGACACGCTCGACAACACGGACCCCGATGGGAACGGCAACCTCACGATCCGGGACCGCGTCGAGAACCTCTCGAACATCAACCGGATCCAGGAGGCCGACTTCCTCCCCGAGAAGTCCGCGCTGATGTTCCGTCCGACCGAGGACGTCATCCAGGTCGGCGTCGGCGCCGACATGCAGTCGGTGCAGTGGGAGGACCCGTTCCGCGACCACTACCGCGCGATCGCGTCGATGTACCCCCGCATCAAGCGGACGTTCGCGACCGAGGACGTGGCTGGGGACTTCCAGAACGGGATCGTCTACTGGACCGCGTAAGCGGCCTGATCCTCACTACCCATGCCACACTACAGATACATCGGCCCCAACGACCACTACCTCGACGGGGGCGACACGAAGCTCGAACCAGGCGACGAGGTCGAACTCGACGAGGAGACCGTCGCGTCCTTCCCGGAGTTCTTCGAGCGCCTCGACGGCGCCGCCGGCGACACCGAGCCTGCTACCGAAGATGTCCAGGAGGACACCGGCGACGCTGCCGACCAGGAGGACGACGTCGACGAAGGCGCCGAGGACGTCGACGAGTCCAGCAGCGACGATGTCGACGAGACCGCGATCGAGGAGTCCTCGCCCGACGAGGCCGAGGCGGAGGTCGCCGACCCGCCACTGGACCCGACGCAGTTCAGCGTCGACGACCTCAAGACCGAGCTCGACGCCGGGGACTTCTCCGACGCCGAGCTGGACGCGCTCGAGGACGCGGAACGCGCGGACGACGACCCGCGCACCACGGCCCTCGACGCGATCGAGGCCGCCCGGTAACGACCTGACTTCTCACGGAGGCTACGATGCCCACGGACTACCAGGACGAGTCAGACCTCAAGTACATCGACGGCCTCGACGAGCTCCCGCTCTCCGGCCCTGACCCCTTCGACGATCCGCCGAAACTCGAAGCGGCGGAGTTCGGGGAGGCGAAACTGGAGGCGGACGTCAACCACGGTCGGGAGATCACCGCTCCCACGAGGCTCCACGCGAAGGCAGCGGCTGCGTGGGCATCGTACATCCTCTTCTACGGAGGAGAGGCACCGACGTCCGCGCTCAGCGGAAACATCGTCGAGGGGTCGGATGCCGATCTGATGGAGTTCGCGAAAGAGAACGAGAACGTCTACGAGAAGACGGTCTCCTCCATCCGGCAGACCGACGACGAAACACAGCCAGACGAAGTCGACTTCCAGGTGTTCGACCTGTAGGTATGACTGACTTCGAGGGCTTCGATGAGCTGGCAAGCCAACTCCAGCAGCTGCGGGCGAACTTCGAGGAAGCCGAGTCGCTGATCATGCCGACCCTCGATCAGGCGACCCAGACGACTGCCCAGCGCGTCGAGCGTACGACGAAGCAAAACCTCACCGCCCACGATGCGGTGGTCACTGGCAACCTCCGTGCGTCGTACGGATACAGCCAGGTCGAGCTCGCGCACTACATCGTCGGGACGCCGGTCGATTACGGCCCGGACGTCGAGTACGGCACCGACCCGCACGTGATCAGCGCCGATGACGGGTTCTTGTACTTCGAGAACCAGGAGGGACAGCTGATCCGGAAGCGGTCGGTGAACCATCCCGGCACGGAAGCCCAGCCGCATCTTCGCCCGGCGCTGATGGAGCACCGGTCGTCGCTGGCTGAGGACATCGAAGACGCCATCGATGAGCTGTTCCGGGAGGTGTTCGGGTAGATGGCGACTCCGACGGACGTCCTCGACGCGATCGTCGAGGCGTTGGAGCAGTCGCCAGAGTTCGACGGCGGCTCCTACCGAACACACGAACTTGACCTGTCCGGGGCGGACAACCGCCTCGAGCAGCCGTTCGTCTCGCTGAAGATCATCGGTTCTCCTCGAGTCACGGACTGGGATAGCGACCTCGTCGGCTACGTAACGAACGCTGCTGGCGACCGCATCGGACGGATCTACGAGGCCACTTGGGAGCTTGCCATCGAGGCGCACGTCGTCGTCGCTGCAGGAAACGATGACTTCGATGTGACCGACCTCGGGTTCGGCTTCCAGCAGGCGCTGCTCCGGTACGATGCGAAGAACGGCGCTCAGCCGCTTCCGTCTCCCGACGGCGGGACAGTCGACGACGTCGACCACTTCCTCGTCGGTGAAGGCGATCGCGACGATGACCTCGCTGGCCCTGGTCTTCGGCGCTGGCGACAGGAACTCCAGGCGACGTTCTCCGCCGAGACACGGCGGACCGAGGATCCGACGGTGACGGATATCGAGACGAGCGACGCAACCACGTCACACTCGTCTGGATAGCAGAGTACCGACCGACAACCTACCACTTACGAGACACACATGGCACTTAGTTACGGCAGTACGCCCGGAGTGAGCATCGACGTCGAAGGCGGCGTGATCGCCGGCGTCGAACTCGGCGAGGAAGAGCTCCTCGTCCTCTTCGCTCAGGGCGACCCTGAGAATGGGAACGCACAGGTGAACAGCCCGACGCGAGTCACGTCGACAGAGGAGGCCGAAACGGAGTTCGGCGAAGGGACGCGACTCGCGGAGGAACTGAAAGACGCAATCTACAACGGTGCGAACGCTCGCGCCGGCTACGTCTACGGCGTGATGCCGGCGACGCAGTCGGTGACCGGCGAAGCGATCGCCGGCGGCAGCGGAACGATCGGGAACGCCCCGATCATCGAGGACACCGCCGAGCTCACCGTCCAGAACACGACCGACGGCCAGGAGGCCGACGTCGAGTTCCGGTACGACTCGCCGCCGACCGCGCCGACCGCGGAGAACACGGTCTACATCAACCCGTTCAGCGGGGAGACCGAGGCCGGCGACGGCGACGACTACGAGATCGACTACAAGTACCTCGACTGGGAGTCGGCCATCCAGTCGGCGTCGACGATCCCGAGCGAGGGCGAGTCGGCGGTCTTTGCGGCGGCCTCGGTCGCCGAGTCCGTCGCCTCGACGCTGTACGGCGAGGCAGTCGCGCTCCGCGACCCGGACTACAAGATGGTGAAGGCCATCGCCGGCTCGGAGCCGAACGCGAACACGTCGGAGACTCCGCCGGATCCGATGGTCGACACCGAGTCGTACGACGACACGCTCGACTCGTTCCCGGGCTTCGCGGTCGCTCCCGCGCGGCAGGACGACTCGACGACGACGCTCATCGGAGCGTTCGCGGGCGTCGCCGCCGGGAACGCGCTCGACGACCCGATTCTCACCTCGTCGCTGTCTGATGTCACGATCGAGCGTGGCGAGAACGACGAGGCCCTGCTGACGAAGGCGGAGCGCGACGCACTCCGTGACGCGCAGGTGATCCCGATCGCCGCGAACGGCAGCATCGAGATCGACGGCGAGCTCTCGACGGACACCGAGGAGACCTGGAAGACGACGTTTCAGGCGGTGCGAACCATCGACCGCGCCGTGCTCGGGGTCCGGGAGATAGCGACCTCGTTCCGCGGCGAGCTCGACATCGATTCGCCGGAGTACGACACCGAGGAGATCGCTGCCCAGGAGGCACTGGGCTTCCTCGAGGACATGGTCGACGATCGCCTCCTTCAGCCGAACACGGACGAGGAGCCGAGCCGGCTGTTCGTCCGTCCGGCTGACGGCGGCTCGGGAACCATCTCGCTGGAGGTCGGCGTCACGCCGACCTACGCAGTCGACACGTTCGAGACGACCATCACGGTGGACACCGCCTAAACGAGGTGATCGTATATGCCAAACAACAGAAACCACATGGGCGATCAGACGACGCTCGTCATCGACGGGGAAGCGATCCCCGTCACGTCGAAGAGCTGGACGTGGTCGCAGGAGACCGCCGATTCGAACTTCGACGACAGCAAGAACCCCGACCGCGGGATCACCTCGCGGTCGCCGGAGGGCGAACTCGAGTATGACGGGCGGAAGGACGAGCTCGAGCGGCGCATCATGAACGCGCCGGAGAACAAGCACCGGATCATCCATCGCCACGACGACGGCGGCGGCTTCCGGTTCAAGGGCGTCCTGATCACGGAGATCAGCGGTGAAGGTCCCGGCGACGGGAAGCGCAACGTGACGATCTCGTGGTCGGGCGAAGCAGCGGTTCCGTTCTAACGGACGCGAAACAATCGCGGTGACACGATTCTTAAACCATGCCATCAGACGACGTCGAGGTACTCGACAAGGTTTTCGAGGACGCACAGGGCGGTCACGACTATATCGTCGAAACTCCACACGGCGATATCACATGGGAGATGCATCGCGTCTCCCGCAGCCGACGCCAGGAGTTCACGAACGCGCTCCCGGACGAGCTCGTGAACTACATGCAGGACCAGGCTGACGAGAAGCGCGACGAACACGGCGTCGACGAGCTCTCCTCGCTGGACGACATCCAGGAGGCGGAGCCCGATGAGGCGCCGCCGACGTCGATTCTCGGCCCCGACGACGTCCAGCGGTTCGAGGACCTGATCGTCGAGTCCTTCGACCACGCGAAGATCACGGACGGTGAGCTCCGGGACTTCCTGGAGCTGTGGGGCGACGACCAGTTCTACGCGACCGGGTTCCTCGTGGTCGCGATCTCCGC